TTTTCGTCGAGAACGTTTTCGTTCGACAACGATGAATTTGAGCGGCGCAGGAACGAGCTGATCGAGACGCATGACCTCAGCGTCGACATCTTGAATCGATACGTCAAGAAATATGCGGACGACCTGGATCGCTGGGAGATTATCGCTTGCGAGAAAGCGTTTCGAATCCCGGTCTACGGGCCTGCCGCCGACAAGAATCACTACTCGGCGAAATGGGAGTTTCATTTCAAGCCTGATCTGCTGGTGCGGGAACGAGACACCGGCGAGTTTGTCCTCGTCGATCACAAGACCACGACGGACAAAAGCCCGGGGACGAAGCGTGCAGAGCTGCTGTACGAGATGCAGCCGAAAACGTATACGCTCGGGCTGAAGCTGGCGATTGGGATCGATGTCGAGCGTGTTGTCTTCAACATGATCCGGTCGAAAAAGCCCGCGGTTCCTGAGCGGCTGAAGGCTGGCACGATGTCAAAGCGCAAGGACATCGACACGACTTTCGATGTCTACAGCGAGACGTTTGCAGAGATCCAGGCGCTGCAGGAGGCCGATGAAAAGCCGCTGATGGACTGGGATGATTATCGGGATGTTGCAGAGCGGCTGCGAGACAGGGGTGATACGTTTTTTTACCGTGCACCTGTTGAAGTCGGCGATACGGAAAAGCTCGGCGTGCTTCGAGGACTGCATACGACCACGAGGCTGATCGCTGCTTGCGAGCAGAATAAACATTTCCCGCGTCAGTTCGGGAGTTGCAATTCGTTCTACGGGCGACCTTGCCCGTTTCGGGTGATTTGCTTGGATGATCCTGTCGATGCAGATAGTGTTGTCAATCTCGAAGAGCGGGATAGTCGATTCCGGGTTACGAAGACATCCGGCGAAGGGATTAGCGTCCGGGAGATCAAAGACGATGAGTTTTTCGAGTCGGCGCTTTGCGCTGTTGATCAGAAAAGCCAGGACCAGGAAAAGGCCACGGAACCGCAGTCAGGATTCCGCGAGCGTGAAGAAGAACCCAACGATGAAGAAGGAGGAGGAGCATGGTAGCTGAAGTGAAATTGTTCCCAGGTGCGATCCTGGCTAACAAGCTTGACCAATTCGCATTCCCGACCGTTCTAATTTATGGCGAGTCTGGATCGGGAAAGACGACGGCTGCGTGCCGCGCCAGTTCAAATCAAGGTGCAGACATGTTGGTTCTGCTGACCGAAACGAATGGACTCGCCACAATTCGGCGTGAGGCTCCCATGGCCCAGGTAGTGTCGATAACGAGCAGCACCGAGGTGAAAAACGCGCTGATTTATCTGCGAAAAATGATCAAGTCAGGTGTCTGCCCATTCAAGCTTCTCGTCCTGGACAGTCTGGATGATTTGCAGGAGCGCATTTACAACGAGGTGCTGGGCAAGCAGGGAAACGAAGCGCCGACCGGACGGCAGTGGGGTGCCATTTTCGATGAGACGAATAATGCTGTCAGGGGTTTTCGCGATATTCCGATCAGCTCGATCGTGATTACTCACCAGAGCGAATATCCACGGGGTGCAGATTTACCTGATGCGGTGAAGCCCAAATTCAGGGGCCGAAACATGCCAGAGGATGTTTGCGGCAAGATGGTTTGTGTTTTCAGGTCGATTCGGCATGTCCGGCCAGCTTCTGATGCTGCTGATGGCGGGACGGAGGTTTTCTATCGGCTTCAGACTCGCGGAGCCGAGTACATAAAAACCAAGGACTTACCGTCCTTGCCGGAATTCATCGATGTGAACGGGCCGAAATGGAGTGCGTTTATGCTGAGCCCGGTTCCGTCGACCAAGGTCGTAGATGACCAAGATTCCGGTGATGTGGTGTTGATTGAACCGGAGCAAGCGGCTGCTCTGAAGGAGACGAAGCCCAAGGAGGAGAAGAAGGCGAAGAAAGAATCGCCGATTCCAGCATCACAGCCGGAACCGGAACCGGAGCAAGATCCTGAGCTGGAGTCAGAACTGGAGCAGTCTGCTCCGCTGGAAATTGATGTGGATGTGGATGTGAACCCAGGACAGGAAAACGAGGATGATATCGCTTTCTGATCTGGCTGACGGAATGTAAAATATTCAAAAAATCAATTTCGGTGAAAGGAAAAATTTGATGAAATGGAATCCTGGACAGAGCGATGTGCACGAAGATCTTCCTCCAGGAAGGTATCTTGTTCGTGTCGAGAAGTGGGAGCGCAAGCGGTCGGAAAAATCCGGCAAACCTTACGTCAACGTGAAATTGAAGGTGATCGCGCCGAAAGAATTCAAGGGTGGTGTCATCTGGGACGTAGTGCCTTTGATCGGCAAAGTTGGATTTCGGTGGGATCTTTTTGCGGCGGCGGTGAGTTGGGAGAAGACTCCAGAGATGATCGATATCGATCTGGAGAAAACGTCGAACGATTTCATCATCGACAGCATCATGTTCAAGCATGTCTTCGCGGTACAGATGTCGCTGAACGAGCATAAGGGCAGGATGTACACGAATTGCAAACCGATGTCCGTCGAGCCAAAGGTTCGTGAGAAGCTCCAGCATCTCATCGTGATGCCAGAACCGAGCGCTGGACAGCAGATGGATCGTGCGATCGATTCCGGTGAAGGTGGATGGGATTCCGGTGCACCGGCTGGTGGCGGAAGTGACTGGGACAACGTCCCGACCGATGATGTCGATCCGAGCGATCAGGGTTGGTGATGGGAAGAAATCTGCTACACAAGGGATTCTGGGAGGATCCCGTTGTTGTGAAGCTGTCAGCACGCGCATGCGGTGTGCTGACGGCTCTCCTTGACCTTGCGGACGACAAGGGCAGGATGTTGTTCACAGATCTCAAACTGCGCTTTGCTGGCGATCCTGATTGGATGGATGGGTTTACAGAACTTGAGTGCGTTGGCGAGGTGGTCGAGTATGAAGTTGACAATTTGAAGCTTGCCGTCGCGCCTCGCGTCGTGGTGAAAAAAGTTGCTCGTGGTGTCAAGCGAGAGCCGTCCAAGTTGCCGCCTCCGCCAGCGGAGGAACTTCGTGTTGTGATGATTCCAGAAAGATCAGTTATGGAGCTGATCGACCAGCAGATTTGGGTGAATAAAAACTTGAAATCATCCAGGGATCGTGCGCGACTGGACGAGACGGCGTTCAAGCTTTTCCAGTTTTGGCAGAAGCTAACGGGGAAGAACCGGGCCAAGTGGGATGCCGCGAGGAAACGGTGTGTGCTGAAGTGGCTGAACCAGGGATATGAGCCGCAGGACTTGGCAGATGCGATTCGCGGTGCGGTCAACAGTAAGTTTTGGGCTGGGAACAAGATGCTGGACTTGCAGACTCACATTCTAAAAAACGCGGCCAGGATTGAGGATCTTCGAGATGGATATCGTAGGGATCAGCGGCAAGCACAACGGCCACAGGGCGGTGTCGCGAAGACGGGCGATGTAGGAGAAGACAATCCGTGGAAGGCTGCAATTGATCAACAGAACAGGCGATAATTTGGGGAAAGAATGCCGGATGCATCAGAGGTGTCGGCGGCGGTTTCGTCTGCCGGATATAAAGTTGTCGAGCGGATCTCACGTCACAAGTGGGGTCCGCAAATTGTTTTAGACAGTTCTCCATGCTGCGGTGCTGAGGGAAAAAAAGGCACTCGCAGGATGATGATGTCAGAGGAAGAAGGACTCTGGTATTGCATAAAATGTGGCGCGAAAGGAAACCTTTTCCAATTCCGTAGACTGACCGGAACGCTGGATCGTGTTCTTACCGTTCCGTTCGATTCATCGGCGACGCGGCGAGCTGGTGAAATCAAGAAGCAGGAGCAGCAATCATTCCCTGGGATCGTCGACAAGTCTCCTAAACAATTCAGGATAATTAGCGACCGCCTTATTGATGCGATGCATCAGGCCTGTCTCAAAAGCGAGCTGGCGATGCGGTATCTTCAAGGGCAGCGGTGCTTTTCCGAGGAAACGATTAAGCATTTCAGGTTGGGGTACACAGAGCAGCGTGAATGGCACTGTCCAAGTGAGGAATGTGAAACTGTTACTCGGAAGCGCGGACCTGCACTTGCTGACACAATCCACTGCATAAAATGTGGAGAGCCGATGGGCGAGGCTGTATCGATCGAACCGCTGATCGCGATTCCGGCGTTCGAGGATGGAAAAGCTGTTCTTGTCAAATATCGGGGGATCAAGAGCAAGGCGTTTTTTAGAGAAGCTGGCTGCAAGAGTCCGCTGTTCAATGTGGATTCTCTTGGCGGTGAATGGCGAGAGGTGCTAATCGCAGAGTCTGAGCTGGATGCTATTTCTCTCCATCAATATGGCTATCTGACGAGCGTTGCGCTTACGAGCGGTGCTCAGGCAGGTGCGAGGCTGGCCGAGGAGTATGCGGAGCAGCTGGCTCCGTTCGATGATGTTCTGTTGCTGACCGATAACGATGAGATTGGCGAGGAGAGTGCTGCTGCGATCGCGGATGTCCTCGGGAAGCATCGCTGTCGGCGCGTGCACCTGCCGATGAAGGATGCGAACGAATGTTTGCAGTCAGGGCTGGAGAAGTCTGTTATCGAGGGGCGAATAGAGATCGCAACTTCGTTCTCGGCGAATGCGATCAGTCATCTTTCAGCATACAGATCGTCGCTGATCGATACATTTAATCCGACCGTGCTGCACGGGATTCGTCTTCATTGGGACAGGCTGGATGAACTCTGTGGTGGTTTTCGTGGCGGCGAGATGAACGTCATTACTGGCGATACCGGATCTGGGAAGAGCGTCTTTCTGAAGCAGGCTTTGCTTCGTTTCGCGCGGCAGGGACATTCGACGTTGCTCGGTGCGTTTGAAGATGGGAATTCACTCGCAGTTCGGATGCTGACCAATATGTATGCAGGGATGCCTGTCGCTGAGATGGGGAAGGAGATGGCTCTGGAGCGATTCGACCAGATGTGCGATGAACTCCCGCTATTTCTGATCGGTGACTGGACGGACGAATCGTCTTGGGGCGAGATGTTGGATGCGATCGAGTGGGCGCGTCGGAGGCATCAGCTCAAGGTTATTGGGATTGATCATCTTCACTGGCCACTGGAAGACGATGAGCGCGAAACGATCAATAAGGCGCTTCGGTCGTTGGACCTTTTGACGCGGAAACTGGATTTGATAACATTCCTGGTGGTCCATCCGTCTAAGTTGTTTCGTAAGCGAGATGGCAAGTTGGCGATGCCTGGGTTGAATGATTTTCAGGGATCCAGCGAGATTAAGAAAATTGCTTTTCGTGCGATTCGTATCTGGCGCCCTAGAGATGAGATGAGATCAGAGCAGCCAGGGCATCCTGCAACTGCTACTGTTCTGAAGTGTCGTCACGAGGCTGGTTGTGAGGGCAGTGTTCCCATGTTTTTTAATCCTAAGAGTCTCGATTACGATGAAGTTCCTCCTGCCGAGCCTGTAGCAGGTGGTGGCGATGTTGACTCTGAAGCGAAAAAGAGCGATGAAGAAGAACTATTTGGTTGGTGAAAAAAAGGAGAACGAGTCATGGCGAAGAAAGACGACAACAGTGGCGACAATGTGGTTGAGATAAAAGGAAAGAAGAAGGATGAGCCAAAACAAAAGCCCAAAGCTGAATCCAAGCCTAAAGAGCGGCAAGTGACGACTACGAGCGGCGGTGATCGAATCGTTATCAAGGGCTTGGTCTGCGGATGCGGCTCGACAGAAATGGTCTACGACACCACGAGGAACAAGACCATGTTTCTCAAGTGTGCTGGCTGCGACAATCAGATCAAGGTGCGCAATGCTGGCATCGGCGATCTGTCGGTCGCGAAAGAAGTGCAGATGCTGCTGTTCCAGCACGCGCAGTTCGCGCCAGATGGTGAAACAGAGAACGAGATCGGCGAACAGACCGGTGACAACGACATGAAGTTCGTCACGTTGACGATCCGTGTCGAGCCGGATATCGCCGCGATGTGGAAGATGATGGGCGCCATGCATCGTCTCGGATTTGACATGAAAAAGAGGGGCTGGAAGGGGGGATTCTTGGAGGCATTGCTGGCGAACTATCAGTCCGGGATGGACTCCAGCATTTGGCCTCAGGAGTTGATCGAGGAGTTTTCGTTGATCATCGATGAGATCCAGGATGGGACTCGGCCTGTGCCGGACGACGACGCACTGAAAGAGATCGAGTCTCGATGGGCTCAGATCATGGCCGGGCAACAGGCGCTCCCGCTGAGTAGTGCAGTAGACGGCCAGGAATAATTTTGGACGGCAAGCACCACGATCTGACCTGGCTGATTGATCGTATTCATCCTCACTGCATTTTTTTGTGTGTTGAGGGCAAAGAATGGGAGTCAGACGGTTCGAACTGTCGATGCGAACTCTTGTTGGTGCCTCTTCCTAAGAAGGGCAGAGGAGACATACTCAGGGTTCTCAGACGGTTTGCAGGTCGTGGGTGCTTGTCGGTTCTGGATGGACAAAATGAAGATGGTTCGGTCCTGGTGCGTCGGGGTGAATCGTCTTCGTTCGTTTTGCGATTCGCGGCGTTGGAGACAGTTGAGCAGAAGACGTGTGGAGGTTCTAAGTGAGCGGACCAATGTTCAAGCCTCGAGGGCGATTCAAATCGAAAAAATATCTAGAATGGGCGAAGCTGCATTGTGAGTTAGGGCGGTTCAGCTGCGCTCTTTGCGGTGCATATGCTACGCAGCTTCATCACGATAATTCTGGTCCTGGCGTGCAGCGTGGGATGAGCACGAAGGTCGACGACACGCGTGTTGTTCCGCTTTGCACTCCGCATCATAATGAGATCCATGAGAGGGGTGGGATGGGGTTTGAGGATCAGCTTGCGATGAAGAACGCCAGTCTGTCTATGTTGACAGAATTTGTAATTGAGATGCTGGCGAAAAAGAAGTGAAGTTGCGCGAATGCTGGTATTGGGTATAATCGGCGCAGTGAAGATTTAGCGTCAGAGGTTGACAGATGTTGAAATGCAGTGGTACATTTTTATTGATCGACGCCCTGCTGTTGCGAGAGAGTTCCTTCCACCTTTCTCGCTGGGGAATTGCTGGGTGTTCGTATCTCCAATCGTTGGCGGTTCTGGCAAACTCCTCCAACATTACGTCGCGCCCTCGGAGCAATCCTTGGGCGCTTCGTGCTTTCTGGGCTGGTTGAAGTTGTTTCTTTTTGGCGCGACAATGCAGAAATGGAAATTTCCACGGCGAATAAAAAGCTGAAGTCTTTGGCCCAACTGAATCCAGACGAGAGAAACCCGAGAGTTATGATCCCGGAGGAGGCGCTTGGCCTGCAAGAATCGCTGGTAAAGTTTGGCGACATTTCAGGAATCGTCTGGAATTCGAGGACTGGGACGTTGATCGCTGGGCACCAGAGGATCGAGCGGCTGAAGGAGCGGTATGGTGCAGATCTCCAGCTGGAAGATGGGTGTATTGTCACGCCGGATGGAAGGTCGTTCCCGGTCCGTGTTGTCGATTGGGATAAAATCACTTCTGCAGAGGCAAATGTCGCTGCGAACAATCCGAACATCCAGGGCCAGTTCGACGAGGAAAAGCTGCAGGAGATCTTGGTCGAAATCCAGGAAGCTGATCCTGCTTCTTTTTCGAGTTTGCGGATGGACATGCTGCTGGAAATCCCCGAAATGGATCCGCTGGAAGGGCTTGTGGATCCTGACGCTGTTCCAAATCCTCCGAAGAACCCCGTCACGCGAGATGGCGACCTTTGGGTGCTTGGGAACCATCGGCTGCTCTGCGGCGATTCAACAAATGCGGAACATATCCAGCGCATGATGGATGGGAAGCGAGCCGTTCTGTTCGCGACAGATCCTCCGTACCTCGTGGATTATGATGGCACCAATCATCCACAGTCGTATCATGGGAAAGAAAAAATAAAAGAAAATCTCAAAATAAGCGAAAAGGACCATTCGGGAACATACGGTGTCACATGGGACGACAGCAAGCAGGGTCCAGAGTTCTACGAGAAATTTGTTAAAGCCGCAATTGATGATGCGATCGATGAACGCGCCGCGTGGTACTGCTGGCACGCGTCCAAGCGACAGGCTATGGTTGAAAAGGTCTGGGAGAATGCGGGCGCGTTCGTGCACCAGCAGATCCTTTGGGCCAAGCAGAGGCCTGTCCTCACCAGGAGTTGGTATTTGTGGGCCCATGAGCCATGCTTTTTTGGGTGGATCAAGGGCAAGAAGCCGAAGCGTTGCTCGAAAGATTATCCGCACACCGTTTGGTACCTCGACTCTCCTGATAAGGTTGAGCATCCGACCAGCAAGCCGATCGATGCATTTGGGATTCCTATGCTGCAGCATACTGAGCAGGGCGATATTTGCTACGAGCCGTTTTCCGGTTCTGGGTCGCAATTCATCGCTGCGGAACAGCTGCATCGTCGATGCTTCGGATTAGAGATTTCGCCGACCTACTGCGACGTTGTCGTGTCTCGCTGGCAGGAGTTCACAGGGAGCGAAGCGGTATTGGATGGTGGCGACAAGACCTTTGCTGATGTGCAGAAGAAACGGGAATCTGAACCGAAGAAAAAGACTCCTAAGCAACGGAAGAAGAAGTGAGTGGAAAAAATGCGACGTGTGGCAATTTTTTTCTTTCATTTGATCATCCATTGGCGTGCGAAAAAAGAATGGCCCGTTGCGCGAGTGTAAGCATGCGTTTTCATTGGGCTTTTCCAGTTTTTTTGCATTTTGTTCAATCGTTTCTTCTTGCTTGCCGTAACCATGCGTAATCAGTGGCTATTTTTTTGTTGAATAGCTATGCTTTACTCGAACGAAGAAGAAGTGATCCAATGGGAAAAAAGAAGATTGATAAAAATGCAGTAGTGATTGAGGCTGTTGTTTCGAAGAAGTCAGCGGTAAATCCAAAGCCTCCTCCGCCTCCGAAGAAGGGCACGTATCGGAATCCTCCTCCGAAGGGATCGACTTTTCAAAGAGATGGAACGCCGACCGGGAGAAAGATCAGCAAGCAGAAATATCAGGAGATGGCAGACGCCTATTTTAAGGAACAGACTGCTTTAAATGTTTCAAGGATATGTAATGTCACCAGCAGGACAGCAAAAAAATATATTGAGAAAGGTGATCCTAGCCGTGGCTTAGAGCCACTTGAAGTTCGCTATCGGAAGGTTCAAAAGAATGTCCAGCGTAATCAGGAGAGGACATATGAGCGTGCGATGGGCGAGTGGGCGAATCTGACGCTTGGGATGAAGGGACTGCTCGGCGAGGCGATCAAGGAGCTGACGAAAGATAAGGTCAAGCGCATGAAATTTATCGGTCGTCTGGTCAGCGATCCTAAATTGCTTTCGAAAATGGTCGCGACATTGATCCGTGATGAGTCGTTTGTTCTCGGCGGTCCTGATACACGAAGTGAAATCCAGGCAGAAAAGCAAGACGCATTTGGCGATTTTTCTGACGAGGAACTACGGACGTTTATGGAGAACGGGAAGATTCCACAAAGGTTCGTTGGAGATGATTCGTGAGTTATGCGGTTGAAGGCAATCGCGTCAATGAGTGGCGCCCTACCGAGTGGTCGATTTTTACCCAGCCTGTATCTGAGATCATCCATCTGCCGACAGCGGAGAAAATACAGCGCCTTCGTGCGATAGACGCATACCGGGTGCGCCAGGCAAGAGTAGATCCTAATGCGTTCGTCGAGTATATCAACGGGCGCATTTCTGCGTTCCATCGCCAGTCCTGGTTTCACCTGTATTTGCAAAATGCACTGAGTGAATTCCGTTCTGTGATGATGGCTTTTCCAAGAAGCCATGGGAAGTGCGTTCCTGATGAGGCATTGATCACATTGGCGGATGGGTCGATGGTTCGAGCCGTTGATCTCCCGGAGAGATTTACTGTTCGGACTTGGACTGAAGAAAAAGGGTGGCAGGATTGTCGGGCTCATAAGTGGAAGGATAGCGTCCAGCAGGTTGTCGAAATCAAAACTAATTCTGGTCGGACCTTGCGAGTTTCAGAGGGACATCCGCTCTGGACTCCTGTTGGATGGGTTGAAGCTTCTGAGATCAGGCCAGGAGATGCTGTTGCGCGAAAACTTTCTGATCGAGAAATGCTGATTTGGGACCGTGTTGAATCAGTTTTGACCACTGGGACCGAACGAACCTGGTCTATCGATGTTGAGGGCAGCCACACGCATCTTGTGAACGATTTCGTTACGCATAATTCGACTCAGGTGGTTGCGCGGGTGCTTTGGGAGCTTGGCCACAATCCCAACCTTCGAATCAAGCTCGTCAGTGAAACAGACCAGCGGGCTCGCGATCGTCTTTATGAGATCAGGGAGCATCTCGAGAATAACCCGCGGGTTAGGAAGGTTTTTCCGAATCTTCGCCAGGCTGGTTATGGCAAGGGCAAGGATCGCATCGCTGGCGTGAAGGAGTGGACAAAGTCCCGTCTGTATGTCCACCGATCTGAGATCCACAGAGATCCATCAATTGATGCGTTGGGTGTTCTTGCCTCTGCGACTGGTGGCCGTTGCGATTTGTTGGTTGCAGATGATGTGATTGGTCGACGGAATTCGCTGACTCAGCCAAAGCTGATGGAAGAGGTCAAAAAGGCTTGGTACGCGGACTGGTCGAACATCGTGGAGAGCAACGGTCGGGTCTGGTACATCTATACGCCGTGGCATCGAAACGATTTGAGCCATGAGCTTGAGAAGAAAGAGGCGTACCACCTGGTCCGGTTTCCTGTCGGTGAAAATTTCGCAGCAATATGGCCAGAGGTCTGGTCCGAAACGGTTCTGAGAGAGCGGCATCGGATCATTGGTCCGACAGAGTACGCCAGGGCGTTCAAAATGGTCGCTCAGGACGACAACCGGTGTATTGTAAATGAGGGATGGCTCCATACGATCAAAGAGAATGAGGTTGATCCTGAGCGCCTTGTGTGGGTGCTTTCATACGACGTCGCTTCTGGCGAGGAGAAGGAAGGGCTCGACTTTAACTCTCGCGTCTTGTTCGGCGTGGATATGGCAGCGCGGAAGATTCTCGTGCTGGACGCTTGGGAGAGGAAGCTTCCGTTCCCGGACTTCATTGATGCGATCGTGCATGAGGGAGAGGCATTCGGTCCAGGGCAGACCGACATTGTTGTTGAGTCGACTCAATACCAGGGGTCGATTGTTCAGACTTTGAATCGCGAGTATCCTCATCTCAAAGCTGTTCGTTTTAATCCAAAAGTTAGCAAGGCACAGCGCCTTCGAAGTGTGACTCCTTATCTCGTCAATCAGATGGTTCTTTTCGTCGAAAGTATGCTCCCTGAGAATGTTGTTCGTGGATCAGACCTGTGGTCGCAGTTGATCGACTTTCCATTTGCTCCTCATGACGACATGGTGGATGCGTTTTCGCAGGGCATAATCTGGATCATGGATAACTTTTTCGGCGGTATGGTTGATGTTGATGGCGAGGTGCGGATTATCGATCGTGAGGAGTTGGAAAAAAGGGCAGCAAATAATGGGAACAGGATCATCACGAAACCGTGAAAAGTTAAAGAACTACTACGTTGTGGTCAAGGTCAACGTGTCGGGAAAGCCGCGTGCTGTGCGGCTCGTTCCTGGATATACTGTTTCAGCCGTGACTCCTCGTGATGCAGTAGAAGATGCTCTCAAGCGTGCATCTTTATGCAGGGAGGGCGTCGTTGTGATTGGGGCTGCGAATATTTACGAAGAGATCCCTCTCCCTTCTGATCCTATTGATGAGAAGCCTGGGCCAGGAGTGATCGTTGCAGATGTCGACTTCTAAATAAAAATAAAAATATTGTTGCTTTCTCGTGTTTAATTTGTATTACTGTGGTTGGTGTCATGGTGTTGTTGAGGTGTTTTTAGGAAAGGTGTCGTAATGTCGCTAGGAAAAATGGTTCCTGACGCATTCAGTTCACTCAAAAATCGTAGTAACGGGGCTGATGGCGGGACGGTGCCTGAGCGGTCGCTGATCGCGGCGGTGATTATTGATTACTTGAAAGTTGTTAGGAATGTGGGGAAGCATCAGCTGTTGAATATCCCGATTCCGTTCGGGTCGGAATTGTGGTCTTCGATGGTGAAGGAGCTTATCTTTTCTCGGCGTGATATCCATGAAGAAACATCGGACGTGTTGAATTGCGCGGGCCTTGGTCTGATCGAATTGAGCTGCGATGCGGACTTGTTGCAGCGGGCTGTGAAGGAAGAATATCGGATCATTATCGAGCGCATGAAGTTAGGCGCAAAGTTATCGAAAGTTGAATTTGTTCGATTCGATTTGGAGGAAGAATGAAAAACATTGGTCTTGGAATTGACAACGGATTTACTGGCGCGATTGTTCTGCTCGATGATGAGGGGAAAGTTGCTCTTTCTCGCCTGGCTCCTATTCTCAAAATTGATACTGGAAAGAAGACGAAAAAGGGAAAGCCCAGGATGAAGACGGTTCTTGATATAGATGGGATGTTTGATGTTCTCGCCGAAGTCCAGACGATTCAGCATAACATCGGATATCCATTGCTGGTCTTGCTTGAGAAGGCACAGGCGATGTCGCGGATCAAGAGAAATGAACAAGGCCAGCCTGTTATCAATCCGTCTGGTCGGATCGAGCTTGACCAGCAGGGCACGTCGTCGACGTTCAATACCGGACGCGGCTATGGGCAGTGGGAGGGGATGCTGCGAGGGATGCAGTTTGATTATGATCTGATCCATTCGAAGACGTGGCAAGCCGAGATTGGGAAGCATTACCACCGAGAGATGGGTGAGAAGCTGGAAGGGACGACGAAGGAGCGGTCGATTGAATTCTGCCGTGTTTTCATTCCAGACCTGGATTTGACTCCTGGAAAGAAGATCAACCCTCACGATGGTATTGCAGATGCTGGATGTGAGGCGTTTGTTTCCAAGTTGCGTCAGATGAAAATTATCCGAACGAACGTTTTTTAGGAGGAAAGAGATGATGGATACGAACGACAGGATTTCTAAATTGATGGGGGAACTGGCGGATGTAATTCGTGAGGTCAAGGCTAAATGCGATCTTGAAATTCGGGACGCATATGGGGCCGCTGGTGAAGAGGTGCGGTTGCAGAAGTGGAAAATTAAGGAGTTGAATTCTGATCTTGGATGCCTCCAGCAGCTGTTCAAAAATCACAAGGAGAAGCATCTGCGAGTGGTGGAACGGATGGTGAAGGCCGAGGATGCGCTGAAGGATGCGGAAGAGGCGTACCAGAAAAAGATCAAGCCGTTCCACGGTGTGGCTGGGAAGCTGTTGAAGTCTGAGGAAGCGGCGATGCATCTCCGCGCCCAGGTCGCCGATCTGAGGCAGCGCAATTGGTTTCTGGAACTGCAGATGAAGACACCGGCTCAGAGGAAGCTTCAAGCGATGACCCGAGGGAAGAAAATCGCGAAAGCCAATCAATAGGCGTTTTGAAAAGGATTAGCCGATGACGAATTCCAAGAAATTTCATTCCATGACCATGAGAGAAGTGAGGACCATTTTATTTGGACCGGACGTCACGCTGATGATGCTTTCGAATCGGACGGGCAGGACGATCAACCATTGTCGGCAGTGGTTGGACGGGAAGATCTGTTTCCGGTCAGATGAAGAGGATTCGCTGAGTGATTTTGCAATTGAAGTCTTGGAAGCAAGAGGGGTCAATGAGGGTGAGGTGGGAGAGCAGGCCCGCCTCTTGCAAAAGAGAGGGGAAGGATTACCCCGATGCTTTGGAAAGCCTCTGGGTGCGGTTTACAACGCTAGTTGATAGCGGCGATGTGACGATGAAATTCATCAGTGAGAACTCTGGTGTCGGGTTGACGAGTTTAAATGCTTTCCGTCGTCGCAAGAGGTCCCTTGCTCATGCGAATGTCAAGCTGCTTGAGGGATGGCTTGATAGTTGCGACTTGGACGATGAAGTGGAGAAGGAACTCGACGGTGATATTGTGGATGCGACAGGATCCGAGAATGTGCATCTTCAGCTTGAGAGAGCACATGGGCCGGAAGATGCGGCTCATGTTGATGTGCATCCTCCCTTCGACCCACAGACGATGCTCGATGTTGCGGTTGGATCGATTAGCGGGGTGGAGTTCGATGGGGTCATTTGCGACGATGTTGTGAGTACCAAGAATTTTCACGGCTGGATCGGGGTTCATAAAGAATTCGAGATCCGATTTTCCGGGACGGATTGTCCGGTCTGTTACAAGTCGTGTGGCCATTTCACAGAGAATGACCAAGGGGTGCTTGCTGGCGCTGAGCGGTACGAATGCAGTCATTTCGACTTATCCCTCGATTCTAAAGTCAGTTTCTTGGGGACTGATGTTCCACTTCGCTGTGCGAGTTGCGTCAAGCGGTTTGGGTTTGGAGAAAAAGCATGATGAAGTTTTTCGGCTATGACGGCGAGAGTAATACTGGGATCAAGTTCCTGGATGAAGATGATTCCCGCCGCTGGATGAGGGTGATGATCGATTCTTTTTCTGGTGGGGCTGCGGGGAGGGGCAAGAAAAGGCTTCCGCGAATCTTCATCGGGAAAATCACCGGCGTTGCTGGTAGTGACGAGAATGGGATTATCAAAATCTTGGATGTGGAGGAATAAACTATGGTGCTAATCGCTCAGGATCGTTTGGACCGTGGCCTGTACTGGCAAAAAGCATGGTCGCTGGTATCTGGATGTACGCCGGTCAGCAGGGCTTGTGATAATTGCTGGGCAGCGGAGGAAGCTCATATTCGTTCGTTTCAAGAGAACCTGGCTATAAAGAGTCGCTATGGGGGTCTAACGAACGACAAGAGGGCCTTCAATGGGGTTGTTAGGGTCAACGAGGATTTGCTGGATCAGCCACTCAGAACGGCGAATGCGAAGGTGTGGTCTGTGTGGACGGATCTGTTCCATATGCATGTGCATGACGAGTTCATTCAGAAGGCTTTTGTCGTAATGGCGAAGGCGGCTGAAGCGGGGCATGTTTTTTTGGTCTGCACGAAGCGGCCTCTTCGAATGCGTGACTGGTTGGCGGATATGCATAAAAAGCAGCCTTTCTCGATGCCGATTCCGTTCCCGAACGTAATTTTGCTGACCACGGTTGAGGATGAAAGTGTGGCGTTCAGGGCTGGTCTTCTTTACAAATCGCCTGCCGTCGTCCACGGACTCAGCCTAGAGCCGCTTCTTGGCGATGTGGCGAGCAGTTTGGAGGCGTTCTATCAGACCCCCAACTGGATCATTGTGGGAGGTGAGAGTGGAGCCGGTGCTCGTCCGACTCATCCTGACTGGATCGAGAATGCGGAGAAATTTTGCAGGGAGAAGGATATCCGATTCTTCTTCAAGAATTACGGCGAGTGGATTCCTGTCTGCATGTACCGGGACGCTGGCGCTGAGGAGATTTTCGAGTGTGCTCCTGAGAAGATGGAGCGGCTTATCCTAAACCCTGACGGATCGGTTGCGATTCGATGGAAGGGCGGGAAGAAGGTTGAATCGTCGTCTGTCGTTCATCCTCGGGCATGGTGGATGGTCCGGCCCCGCGGCAAGGATGCTTGGAGCCGAAATCTCTGGGAATCTAAGCGAAAGTTTCACGGGAAGCAATGGGATGAGTTGCCCGCAATGATGAAGGTCTAATAAGAGAGGCGCATCGTGGAGAAGCAGAGACAGTTGGAGTTGATGTTGTGGGTGAGAAAATTATTCGATCCTACGGACGCGAATCGATCAGCGACTATACGCTTACACGCACGTGCAAGTATGGCTCATGCTCTTGTAAAAAATACGCGCCACCTCGTCGAGAGCGAAGAATCGGGCTGTTTATTTGGTGGTCGTTCCATTTCTGGCATCCTCGGATGCTGCTCAACATGATTCGCTGTCGTATTCGAATGCGCCAGTGGCGGAGGTGATTGATGGAGCTTGAATTTAGCTGGCCAAGTGCACGGATGATTATTGCTGTTGCCATCTTTATGGTCGCACTGGTGTTTGTCGTCCGTGTCGCAATGATGCCGCAGGAGTCGTTCAATTGCATGATGAGCCCTCGGGGCTGCTCGTTGGTCTTCGAGCGGGAGTTCCCGAGGGATCGATGCAAGAGCGAGTGCGAAGAAGAGGAGGAAGGTGAGTGATGGAGTTTATCAAGACAGATGGGAAATCTACGGGGAACATTCTTCATGACAAAGACATTGAGTGGTGTGAAAAGTGTGGCGCTGTGATCAGGGTCTTTGAGGATGATTACGGAATTGAAACAAGAGAGTTGCACGAATGCGAACGAACGCAGGTGTGATCACTGCGGTTTGGAGATTGTTTTTCGGCTAGTGGAGAAAGAGAGTGGCGCAATGGCGAGAAGTTTTCGGTCGACAATGATCAAAGAGGGGACGGCTGTGATCTTCTTGATCAAGGCTGGTGGAGAAACATGCCTGATCGAGGGGCATGTCTGTAAGGATTTCAAGAATCACTGCGATATCTGGTGTGACGACGAGGATGTGCGGATGATGAACACGAAGGCCGATGGCAGTCCCCGATGGAAAACGATGGATGACAGTTCTGGCTATGTGGTCAGGGTGAATAAGGCGAGTGTTTTTTCTTACTATTTTTGAGGTGTTGAAATGTACATTTTGCTTCGAACGATCGAGATGATCAGAGCTATTTTGTTGGCATCGAACCTAAAGG